GTTGCCGAGACCAATTAAAATGATTATAAAAGGAAGAGTATATAGACTAGCTTATCTAGACGATGAGAATATGCCCTTTCCTCATGTAATAAAACTATACCCACAACCATTAGTATTAGCATTAGAAGATGAAATAATATTATCAGGAAATGAATATCTAGCAGGTAAAGTATCAGTAAAGATATTGTATAAGGGTAAGGTAATAAGAGTTCCAGTATGGCACCTTTATGACCCCCTTGAAGGGGGGTTAGGAGAGTAATAGTGAGTGTGGATAAGAGTGGGGAGAAATGGGGGAGAAAGGGAAATGTGGAGCAACTGTGAGGCAGGCTGTGATGCAGGCTGTGTTTAAACCCTGTATTAGCCCCCCTCTGGAGAAAAAGTCAAGAACTTTTTTAATAAAAAAAATAAAAAAAAATATCAAAAAAATGCACTTTTCCCCTTGACACAGCCCCTTTTCATCCTATATTTATAGAGGAGATGAGAGGGAGCACAGAGTTCCCCAAAGGAGAAAAGAATGGCTATCGACTTCAAGACCTTTAACCTCATTGTTGACCACGTTCTGCGGGACGGGAAACCCGTTATGATTCGCGGTCGCCACGGTATTGGTAAAAGCCAAGTTGTCTATCAGACAGCGAAGCGCTGGAACCTTCCCGTGGTTGAGCGTCGTGCTTCACAGATGACCGAGGGTGACCTTATTGGTCTGCCACAGGTTGAGGGCAACGCCACTAAGTGGCTCGCTCCTGATTGGTTCCGTCGTGCATGTGATGAGCCTGTGTTCCTCTTCCTTGACGAAGTTGACCGTGCCATCCCAGAAGTTCGACAGGGCATCATGGAGTTGACTGACTCTCGCAAGTTGAACGGTTGGCACCTTCACCCCGAAACACAGATTGTTGCTGCGGTCAACGGTGGTGAAGAGTGTGCCGGTGCTTACCAAGTGAGTGAGCTTGACCCAGCCGAGCTTGACCGTTGGGTTATCTGGGACATCAACCCCACTGTTGAAGACTGGCTGACTTGGGCAAAAGATAATGTCCATGCTCTGGTTTGGGACTTCATCAACCAAAACCGAAACCACTTGGAGCACAACGAAGACCCTGAGCCTAACAAGGTTCTCCCTTCGCGCCGTTCGTGGCATCGCCTAAGCGACTGTTTGGTCAAGGGTGAGTTGGTCGAGGACAAAGGTGCTCTCGATGTTGTTTACCATCTCAGTTGCGGATATGTCGGCTTCGAGGCTGCTGTCGCGTTCAAGGACTTCGCTAAGAACTACGAGTCGCAGTTGACTGTTGAGGCTATCCTTGACGGTGCGGTTGACAAGGTTAAAGACCTTTCGACTCACAAGGTTAACGCTCTCAATGAGAAGATGACTGTCTTCCTCAGCGAGAACGAACTGACTGAGACACAGGTTGATAACCTTGCTGCTTACTTCGGCAACATTCCTGCTGAGTTGGCTGTCCACTTCTGGGGTCAAGTTGCTTCGGCTGCTCCCAAAGCGCTTGACAGCCTGCACACCAAGACTGTGGGTGACAAGCCCTTCGGCTTGTTCATCGCTGACCTTCTCGCCTAAAACCGGCGTTTGGAGCGCGTGAGTTAGGGGTGCTCCTAAAGAAGCATTAAACAAAGTGGCGCACGGTCTCCTCCCAACCTCATCTCCTGTGCGCTACGCGGGTTGGGCTGAAAAGCCCAGCCCGTTTTTCTATAAAAACCCCATTCTAAGCTCGTGAGTTAGGGGTGCCCCTAAAGGAACATCAAACTTTTTTCGAGAAAAGTAAAAAAAGTTTATAAAATGACCTTGACAAACGGTTATTCCGTCCTATCTTGTGTATGTAAGCTGATGGAGAGATGATGACTGAAACGAAACCCACTTTTGACTTGTCAAGCGAGCTAGTAAAGCTTCTCACTGAGGAGCCCTTCTACGCTGCTCTGTCCCGCAGGATGGACAAGCGTCTAAGCACACTGCTTCCCACTGCTGGTGTTCGTCTAAACCCTAACACTGAAAGCTTTGAGCTTCTGGTCAACCCCAACTTCTTTAAAGAGCTTCCTCCAGAACAACGTAAGGGAGTTCTGTTCCATGAGTTCTGGCACATTATCTTGGGACACGTTACTGGTCGTCGTCCTGATGGTGTGAACCACAAAGCCTGGAACATCGCTACTGACCTAGCCATTAACTCGCTGCTCACAAACGGTGGCAAGCGACGTGAGCTTCTTCCTGACATGTGCTGTCTCCCAGGTGAAGGACCGTTTGAGCAATACCCTCACGGTCTCTCTGCTGAGAAATACTTGGAGATGTTGAAGCAAGAAGGTGGAGACGATGAAAGCAAAGGTAATGAAAAGGGTGAGGGTGACCCTTCCAACGAGGAAGGCGACGGTTCTCCCGGCAACGGGGATACTGGTGAACCACAGAGTGGTGGCGCTGGGAACGGTGAAACCCTTGATGACCATAGTGGTTGGGAAGAAGGTGAGGGAAGTTCCGCTGCTGCCGACATTGCTAAGGAAAAGCTGAAAGAAGCTATGAAAGCTGCGGCTGAGGAGTCTGCTTCTGGTCGAGGCTTTGGTTCGTGCGAGGGTAACGCAAAAAAACTTGTAATGGAAGCTATCAAGCCAAAGGTTGATTGGAAGAAAGTTCTCCGAAGCTTCGTCAATACTTCTGTCCGAGCTAACAGGAAACACACTGTTAAGCGGGTAAACAAACGCTTCCCTTACATTCATGCTGGTAGCAAGGTAAAGAGGGAAGCAAAGATTGCCATCTGCATTGACCAGAGTGGTTCGGTTGATGATGGGATGCTCGTCAAGTTCTACGCTGAGTTGAACAAACTGTGTGACCTAGTGAGCTTCGATGTTATTCCCTTTGACAACGAGGTAGGCGAGAAACACATCTACACTTGGCAGAAAGGGCAAAAGCGAGCTTGGGAACGGGTGATGTACGGTGGTACTTGCTTTGACGCACCAACCAAGTTTGTGAACGACAAAGGTTACGACGGGATGATTATCCTGACGGACATGATGGCTCCAAAGCCAAAGCGTGCCAAGTGCAAGCGACTGTGGATGACAACTGCTGACTACGCTGCTCGTCCTTACTTCAACCCTGCTCCAGAGCGAATGGTTGTTGTGGACTAACGGAGGTTTGAATGAAAGAATGGATGAGTGAGTTATTCTGTGTGATGTTTTGCTTGACAACTATCTTTGGTTGGTATATAATCTTGGCATAGGGGAGGCACCCCCCTCCCCCCACGGGGGGGCATATGCCGGAATGTATGTGCCAGTTGGCACGGATCTTGCCCAATTATGACATAGTACATCTTCGATACGGCTGGAAAAATTTTCAAAATAAAAACTGAAAACTTGACTTTGCGTCTCACCAAAAACTACTTATAGTGGGAGAAAAGGCATGAAGTGTGTACAATGTAACGAAGTAGAACTGGAACCAAGCAAGGGCTCAAGACCGAGAAGATATTGCTCCAGAAAATGCGCCAACAGGTGGCTCTATAAAAATAGTCCCGGCAGCAAAAGCAAGTATGTTAAGAAAAACTCAGATTGGGGCAAAAAATCGAGCGCGAAGAAAGCTAAGATAAAAACCAACAAGGAACTTCTTGAACGACTCCAAGAGACTCACTTCACAATAGCCGACATTATGACCGAGTATGGTATTTCAAAGAGCCAAGTGTACCGTAGAATAAAGTTCGGTGAAGTAAAGGGCATAACAACACCACAGAAGGGCAAAGTGTTTTACACAAAAGAAGAAGCTCACTTCATAGGCACAACGCCTGTATCACAAATGAACACAGAAACCGCAAAGGTAGAACGCAAGAAAAGAAGGGAATATCAAAAAACAACCAGACGCGATCCGGTAAAAGGTGCCAGAGAACGCGAGCGCCATCGCGGCTACCGACAAGAGAACCGCCAAGACCCAAAGCACCGACTAAGAAACAGCGTATCCTTCCAGATAAACGCGGCGCTAAAAAAACAAGGCAAGATGAAACAATGGGCAGCATTTGAAAAAACTGGCTACACGCCACAGCAGTTAGCCGAACACATCGAAGCACAGTTTGACGACAAAATGACTTGGGACAACTACGGCACATACTGGCAACTCGACCACATTGTGCCACAGTGTGTTCTACAATACGATTCAATGGAGCACCCCAACTTCAAAAAGTGTTGGGCGCTTGAAAACCTACAACCACTCGCACGGAGTGAGAACGCTTCCAAAGGAAGTTTTTACGAAGGGCAACGACACTCTTGGTAAAAGGAGCACAAGGATGCCAAATAAACGCACATTCAAGCGAGGTGAGCTTGTAAGGGACGTTCTTACCCCACAGCGTCGTCTAGGCGTGGTCACCAAAGTCCACGCTTCTAACGCAGGGCTATACACAGTTTTTTGGGCAACAACCGGCAAAGATACTCTCAGCTATTGGGCAGACTTAGAAGCAGTTCATAAAAAAGGGTAAGCCAAAAAATTTCGCCAAAAATTTTCCCACATTTGGAGCACAGTAATGTTCAAACCCGGCGACCTACTTATCCACTGCTCGCGTCAAGACTTGCGCTACCTCATTTTAAAAGTCCACAGTACCGAATATCGCGAAGGGCTGCCGCCCTTACAATGGCTCACAGTTTTATGCGAAGGAACTAAACATGATTGTTGGTCATCCAGCTTCACAAAAGCTTAATCGAGGCGACATAGTAACCCACATTCAACGACTTGGGTCACGAATGCTTATAATGAGCATCCACTCCGAAGAGTTAGTTTATCTTTGGGATGGTGAAAACTTTTTTTTATGTAGAACACATTTTTTGCAAAAAATGCCTTGACAAATGCTTCCAGCGTCCTATCTTGTATATGTAAGGAGTTGGGAGGCAATGATGTTCGGGTTGAAGCGCGGTGACCTAGTAATGGTTCAAGCGGGTAAGGGTCGCCAATATCGGGGGCTCATTCTTGAAAAACGACCAATGGGCTGGATGGTTCAGATTCCCGGTGGCACCGGACTTGGCTTAAACAAACTTCTCGCTCACCGAGAAAATATTTGGAAAATTTAAAAAACAACCTTGACAAGCGCTTCTAGCGTCCTATATTGTACATGTAAGGAGATGAGAGATGAAACGATATTACGACAATAGTGGATATGAGATGTACAACGATTACGAACCTGACCTTCGCGGTGGCATGGATGAGTATCCTAACTACTGGCGCAACAACCAAGTTCAAAACCTTGACGACTTTTACCGTCAAGAGGGCATGGTGCTTCACAACGGTTCTTGGGTCATGCCCCATCAGGTTGAGGACGAAAATGTTTAAACGTGGAGACCTTGTTCGCTCAAGAGACCAAAGCTTTCTTCCTTGGACCGGCATTGTGCTTGACCGTCGTGACTTCGGTGGCGTAATGCATGTTCAAGTGCGAAGAACAAAACCAAACACGCTTGGTCATTGGGTTGTTTGGGAATCTGAAGGCGATGTGAGGCACAGTGAAACGCGGTGACCTAGCGTTGGCTAACGCCTCTTGCGTTCCACAGTGGTGGTTCAGCAATGAGGAAAAGCCTGAACAAAAAATGTTAGTTGTACTTGTAGAGCGTATGCCCGACATAGATGGGTGGCGCTGTTATTCACCCAAGTACAAAACTAATTTTGAATTTTGGGAGTTTGAACTTGAAGCGCGGTGACCTTGTGCGCTACAAAAGTGGCGCAACGCTGGAAGAATGTGCGGCTGGTGTCGGAGTTGTTATTCAACCGGCAAGAGGAAACAAAGCTGCCCTTGTTTGGTGGTCAAAGATGGAAAAAAGTCTTTTCACCCCAACTCCTTTTTTGGTGAAGCATGAAACGCGGTGATTTAGTTTATGAAGCACCTTACCCCGAAAGGGGCATTGTGTTAGAGTTGCTTAAAAGTGGCTCTGTGAAAATCCTGTGCCCCAATGGGCGAGTTATGAAGTTTCCAAAAGAATACGCAGATAAGCTGGTGGTGGTAAATGAAAAGCGGTGACCTAGTTGTGATTACGGGTACTACCAAAAAAGGCTTGGTGCTTTCTGTTGAAGAAGTAACAGGTGGCAGACATGTTTGCGAAGTATGGTGGGCGCACAGTCAAAGAAAAGGTAGAGCGTGGATGCACGCTTTGGAACTCTATGACCACGAAAAAGCCGAACGTTTAAAACAAGAAGCACTAAAGCGTCTGGAGCCCATTGGTTTATAGTGTACCCCGCAGGGCAATGGTGGAAAAAAAATTTCGGAACTCCGTTAGGCACAGACTATTTATTGTGTTCTAGGAGGGACAACTATGGATAAGACCGTGCTAAGAAAAATTATCAAAGAAGAAATGCAAAAGATGTTGCAAGAACAAGCCTCCCACAGCGCTCGTGTTAAAGCCGCTGAGGCATTCGGTGCTACGCTCGGTGGAAGCCCAGATATTGCGCTAGGTATAGCAAAGCTTCTAAGAGACACAGGCTACCGCACAGACGCAGAACTCGCTGATGCCATAGAGAAAGGCTACAAGCGTGGTCAAGCCGCTGTGGACTACGAATACCAGTTTAGTCCCGGCGATGCCGAAGACGACTTCGACGATTAAACAAAAAACACAACTTATTTTTTTGAAGGGGGCTAACGCCCCCTCTTTTTTTTGCTATAATATTTATATTATGCGAAAACTCCTTTTAATATTTTTGTTTCTCTGTGGCTGCTCAAAGGCTCCAACATTTACACCCATAGCTCTTGCGGACGCAGGCACTTATAAGCCGCCTGTGGGCGATGTAGGCTCCGTGAAGGACACTGTTGAAGACACTACTTCTCTACCAGATACGACGACTCCGGTGGAGGACACTTTTACCCAACCTGATACAACCGCTGATGCAGGTATCGACACAACTGATACCACTCCTGCACCCGATACAACAAAACCTGACACTGCTCCTGTGAAAACCTGTGTGGATAACGACGGCGACGGTTATGGTCTTGGATGCTACAAAGGTGGCGACTGTGATGATAATAACCCAAACTTTGCCACCATCTGCCCCGACTGCTCAAAACAAAACTGGGAGGGCTGTCCTTGTAAGTCAACAGCAGCAAACTGTTATTCAGGCGACCCACAGTGGATAGGTAAGGGTATATGCCAAGCCGGTGTTCAAATATGCAAGTCTGGTTATTGGGGAATGTGTACTGGCGAGAGTTTACCTTATCCCGAGTCCTGTGACGGTAAAGATAATAACTGTAACGGACTTATTGACGAAGGAGTTCTTTCTTCTTGCGGAACTTGCGACCTTTCTTGTGTGAAACAACAACTAGGACCAGACTTCGGCAAACCCTTTGATATCAATGGTAAAAAGGGTCTCAAAATAAATGCTAATGGTTACATAGAGTTAGACATAGGCAAAACCTCCACAAACTTAAACCACATTTGGATCGCAAACTCTTCTGAGAACACTGTCTCAAAACTAAACACTAAAACAGGTGTCGAGGAAGGTCGTTATAGTATTTGTTCTAACCCTTCTCGCACATCTGTGGACCTTAACGGTGACTGTTGGATAGGTTGTCGTGGAGATGGCTCAGTTGCGAAGATAAGAGTGAATAAAAAAGATTGTGTCGATAAAAACGGTAATGGTTCTATTGATACTTCCTCTGGCAAAAATATTGTTTCAGGTGACGAGTGTATCCAGTTTATTGTAAACCCCGATGGTTCAACCGTTGCCCGTGCAGCAGGAGTTGATAAAGACAACCATGCTTGGTTTGGTTTTTGGAACAGCAAACGACTTCGCAGGTTGGAACCAACCGCTGGAAAGTCCGTAGACCAAATAAACATCGGTTGTAACCCTTATGGACTTGTTATTGACCAAAAGGGTATTATTTGGATTGCTGGTCGTGGTTGTTCTGCTCTTTTACGAGTTGACCCTGTTACCAAAGCAGTTCAAAATGTGGGCAAGGGCGGTGGTTCGCCTTACGGCATTAATGTAGACATGTTTGGTCGTATTTGGGTAGCGGACACAACAACTTCTTCTTCTCGCTATGACCCTGTGACTAATAAATGGGTTACGGTCAAGCATAACAATAGAAGCCGTGGCATCGCAACTTCTAACGATGGACATGTTTATGTTGCTCTTGATACAACTTCCTCAGTAGCAAAAATAAATGTTATTACTCTCACCGTAATGAGCCACATCTCGTTAGGCTCTGGTAGATACCCTGTGGGCATCGCTGTGGACTATGATGGGTTTGTATGGGCTGTAAACCAACAAAAGGCTTCTGCTACAAAGGTCAACCCAAACACAAACTCAGTTGTTGGCGAGTATTCCGTGGGTAAAGGTCCATACACCTACTCAGACATGACCGGATACACCCTTCATAACTACACAGCACCAAAGGGAGACTTTCAACACACATTTGGCTATGGTGGTTGGGGAGGCACTGTTGCTGAAACAAAAACAACTACGGAGTGGGAACAAATAGACCTTGAGTTTGTGACCCCCGAAGATTCTTTTATTGACCTCCGATACAGAGTGGCTGACGACCTCAAACTAATGGATACAACCCCGTGGTCTAAAAAGGTTGGACCTTTCCCGCCAAACAAGTTTCCCTACAAGTTGCAGGGTGTAAAAGGCAGGTTCTTGCAGGTTGAGGTTTTTATGCAAGCGAGTAAAAACAAAATATCCCCAGTTATCAAGTCTCTCGCTGCAAAGGGCAAGACGATAGTGCTACAATAAGACTACTTATTGCATGGACTATGAGAAGATACGCAGCCTTTGGCAAGAGTTCCTTTTAGAGCAAGAAAAACCATTTGGAAAAAAGTTCTTTGTTGACCGCGATGGCGAAGCAAAAGAACCAGAGTATTCTGAGCTTGGCGATTATTCTCCCGAAGACTTTTCCCAACTTTTCAACAAATACTGGTCAGACTACACACAACAAAGCTCCAAGAGTTCCAAAACAGAGGTGCTGCCTTTTCTAAAAGTTATTTACAAACTTTACCAAGAAAAGCATCCTCTTATTAGAGAATACCTACAAGAGCTTACTCCACCTTCTGGTTTAAAAGTTTATCGTGGTCGCAGCAAAATGTCTCTTGCGAAAGCAAAGGGGCTTATCGACCCCAACAAGCCGCTAGAACCTAAGAAAGCTTATGTTTATAGAAGTCCAGACCTTTACTACACACCCCGAGCAGGCGACTTTACTTCTTGGTCTTTAAAAGAAAGTATTGCAGAAGAGTTCTCAGAAATCTCAACAGCTTATGCTAACCCAGAACTTTACTTTGTTGAAGAACCTGTTATCAACATGATAATGGTGGCTAGTAGCGATGAGCCAGGGTTTTTATTCAACCCCGATGCTGTATCCAGCCAACACATTAGAGAAAGAGAACTTATTTATGTTTCTCCAAAACCTCTCAAACTTTTTGAGACTCTTTATGTTTATGTGCCTCCCGAGGAAAACGTTGACATTAGTGATAAAGGTGTGGCGGCAGACATTTTGAACCAAATGATTGGAGAGAACAAATGAAGAAACTCTTAGAAAGCTGGAAGAAGTTTTTAGAAGAAGACGAACAAGCCCGTGCAAACTTTGCCAAGGGTTTGGAAAAAGTTTCACCCGATATTAGAGACCAAGCCAGCATAGATTTTGGAACTATGGCAAAGGCTGGCAGAGCCATAAAACAACTTTACGCAAAAGAAGCTGACCGTGCCTTTCTTGACTCCCTAAAAACTATTCACTGGGGTCGTAGAATGGACATTATGAACCTTATCAAAGACTACCAGAGCCTCAAGCGAGACGAGTTAAGTGCTTCTGTCTATCTTCCAAACGAAGCCGTTTATAAAGTAGGACCGTGGGGTCTGGACTTTGGTATTCTTATCAAAGGTTACATTACGCTACTCGCCAACAACATGGACGACATTTCCTCTGGTGCTGGTGCTGCATACAAAAGAGAACTACCACCTGAAAGAACCGCTTCCTCTGGTGCAAACAAAGGCGTTGGCAGAGTTCGTTATCCCGGCGACTACGAAAAGTTCAAAATCTTTGTTTTCGACAAAGAAGACTACGACCCAGATAAAGATTGGGCAGGTGGTCCGCGCAACGAAGCACTTGTGGATAACTGGAAAATAGAAGCAGTCATTGTTCCCGACACCCCAGACGGCAGAGCAATGAAAAACAATTTCAGCAAATACTTGGAGAGCGTGGGCATCGACGCAAAAGTCGTGACCGCTGGGGAACTATAATGAAACAACTGCTTGAAAACTGGAATAAATTCCTCAACGAAGTTTCTATGCTTCCAGTAGGCTTTCTAGAAGGCAGCGTTTATAAAGAACCACTTTATCATGGTTCTGACTATCTTCTAAAAGACGGAGAACAACTCGACCCTTCCTTGGGTGGAGAATACGGTATTTATTTATCTCCCTCACGAAGATACGCTAGAACCTACGGCAAGCACCTTTACACAGTTTTCGCTAACATCAAGAACCCACTTTATGTCGAAGGCAAATACGAAATCTCACCAAAAGACTTGACAAAGGAAGACGCCGAGAACCTAAAAGAAAAAGGCTATGACAGTATTGTCGTAACAAACAACAGCATCGATGACGCAACAGAGGTTGTGGTGTTTGACCCAAACCAACTGCACATTATGGAGACAAGCTAATGAAGCAACTCCTTGAAAACTGGAAGAGGTTTCTCAACGAAGACGTTTCCGTCAAAGTTCTTGGCTACATCAAGCCAGACAGCGCGTTCCACACTCTAAAAGAGTGGGAGGGCTTTGTGCGTCTTATGCTCGACAAACAAAAAGAAGGCAACAGCGTTCGTGGTGGAGAAATAACAGGCAGCGAAGAGTTTGCAAGTCTTATTTATGAGTTCTTTGGTTTTCAACTAAACACCGAGGTAGAAAGATACGACCTTCTTACCCGCAAAAATGTTATTGACTTTATTGAGGACTTTATCAACCACCGCTTCTGGGGCTTGAAACGCGAATACGAAAGTTATTTCCCAGACATAGACAAACTTCGCTTTGCTTATTTTTATTCTCGCGGAGATATGGAACCATACGTTCTTATTGACGACGAATTCACAACACAGGTCTATGGCGGTCTTGACAACCCTATGGAACTAAAACACTATACGTCCGAGAGAGGAATAAAAAGAATCCAAGACGCTATTGACAGCGGCAAGCCTTTTGACATTTCTTCTTTCACAGTTATAACAACACCTTTCTTTCGCCCTACCTCAGATAAAATAATAACTTTTACTGGGAACGTGAGAGCGGCATTTAGAAGCGACGTAAAGTCGTTTGCCACAGAAAGCGGCAGAAAAGCCGTCAACATGTATCGTTTGGAGTTTCCAGGCGAAGAAGAAAACCTGTGCGTCGATTTGGAGACGCTGTGTGCTGATGACCAAGACACTTCGTTGTGGAATGAGATTATTGCCACACCTATTGAAATACTGAGGGTAGAAGATAAATGAAAATACTACTAGAAAACTGGAAACATTTTCTAAACGAAAATAATAATTTCAAGCACAAAGGCAGCAGTGACTATTTTCGCGTTGAACTGCCCGGTATCGGTTATGCAGAAGGCGGCGAACATCTCAGATTCAAAGAGTGTCAAGCAGATGTTGATGCTTTGATGCAAACCCCTGAGTATCTTGCAGCAGAAGAAAAGTATGTAGCGAACGCCAAGCCGCGCACCTCCATCGTAAAGGACGAAGAAACCGGCAAGTGGGTCGAAAAAGAGATAGGTCCAGCAAAGTTTCGACCGAAATTCTATGACATAAACAATGCTTGGATTCACAATGAAAAAAATCGTGGAAAGGGCTATGGCAAAGAAATTTACAAAGCATTTATCGAACAGGCAATTGAATATTCAAAAAGGAATGGTGGCGTTTTTATCGGAGCGCACCATTGCACAATGGGCTCTGGCACTTCGGAAGCAGCTAAGAGAGTCTGGAAGTCTCTGGCAAAAGAATACACTTCTTCTGGTAATGTTATTTTTATAGGTTTGTAGAATGAAGAAAGTTATTATCCTAACAATAGTTTTATTTGCTTTTATGAGCGATGCCTCTGCAAAAGGCAAAGACAAATCAAGGTTCTATGATTTCTCAGACCAAATGATTAACGGAGAAATCAAAAAGCCTTCAACTATTTATATAGACACAAGAACAAGAGCCAAGTTTGAAAAACTTTTAAAGCTCAAAAAGTCGTTTTACAAGGCGCTCATGTTGACAGCCAAGGAAGCCGCACTAAAATGAAGAAACTGTTAAAAGAATGGAAAGAGTTTCTTGTTGAAGAATTCGACAAAAATAAGTTCCCTTTCCCCGATACAGCCTCACAAGAAGAGGCTGACGCTATTTTTACAGGTGGTTTCAAAGATGGCGACCCAGATGATGACAAAATTGTCATAAATAAAAATGCCCCCTTTACTTGTCAACAACTAAACCCTTCACAAAAAGAAGTCCGTGTCACTGACGCTGTTGAATACGGTATGTGGATGCTTGAGGGTAAATACGAGATTGGTGGCAACTTGGGTGCTATTGTTTCCTCAGACGACTTTATTATGGATGGTCATCACCGTTGGGCAGGCTCTTGGTTAGCCGGTGGTCCACAAACTAAAATGACAGCCGTTCAGGTTGGTCTTCCAAAAGACGAACTTATTCCTGTGCTCGCCGCTGTGGGAGACCACTTCCACCCAGGAAAACGCAACCCCGGTGCTACTGGCGGTGTGGCAAACATTTTTGACTCACCCGTCGAGGAAGTTGGTAAATACATTCGCAGACTAAACGAAGAAGACAACATTACAAAATACATGACAAAAGCCGAAGCTAACCGCATTACAGAAATGGTTGGTGGTATTGACGCTCTTATCGAGAAGTTTGAAAAGCACGCTGCTCAATTAAAAGAACAAAAAGGTGGTGGTGTTGATAGTCTTCCTCCAAGAGAGGAAATGCCAGTTATTAAATCATCCGAAGTAGAGCCAGCGGTTGATGCACTTGTGAAAGGTCAAGTTGATGTTTATTCACCTTACCGAAAAGAGGACTAATGAAAACCGTCTCAGAACTTAAAAAAGAAATAATCGAACTAGAAAACAGGATAGCCCAGTTGGAAGACGAGAACGCTTCGCTGTGGTTTTTATTGGATGAACTAGAAAAGTCAAATGTCGCAGACCCTCGCTATAAAGAACAGTTTGAGGAAGTCTTTGGAAGAATAAGACAAATGACATTAATGACAACAAATAAAGCAGAAGAAGCTTGACAAGAGAACGAAAATGGGGTATAAACAGGGTATGAAAAAGGTCAAACTACGACGAGCCCGAAACCCCTACGTCGCAGAGATGCGTCATAAGCGTTCCGGTGCTCACAAAGACCGTAAAAAAGAAATGAGTCGTAAGGCTTGTAGAGAAAAAATTTCTTATTAAGCGGAGGTGTGTGTTGGAACACAATCATGGTGCTGCCGTTTCCGGTGTTACTAGCGAAAAAACCCTAAAAGAGTTTTTAAATAAGCACGGTCGTAAACTTCTAAAAAACAAAAAAGAACTATCCGACGCCGGTTTGTTGAGTTTACACAAACTTCAGGTTCCAGATAGTATGAGGAACCTTGACTCTGAGGAGCAGTATCACTATTTTTTGCACGATGGTATTGTGCCAAGTCTAAAATTAATGATCGAGAGCAAATACACAAAACAAAAGGGCACAACAGAAGAAAAAATCTGGTGTGACTACAGAAAGATCAAAAAAGGTGTGTATAATAATCCTAATGGTTTTGATCTGTGGTACATTATTTGGGGTCCGCAAGCCAGACGGCAACCAATCTATGCTGACTTTGAAAAAGAGGCTAATGAAGAGGGTCTGCCGGTCAAGGTTCTGCGACTTGAAAGTCTAGCGGAGCTTGAACCACACATCACACAACGTATTAAAGAGCTAAACGGAGAACTATGAAAAATGCAACTATTAAACCACCGTTCAAGTGGACAGGTGGCAAAAACAGAATGCGAGACCAATACCGTGATATCTTTGCACCACCAGATGGAAATATTGACACATTTGTTGATATGTTCTGTGGGGCTTGTTCTGTTTCCCTTTGGGTTGCAGAAAACTATCCCGATACAAAGATTGTTCTAAATGACTTTAACTCTGAGTTGATGGAGTTGTATCGAGTCTTTCAGGAAGAGTATGAGCCCTTTGAAAAACAATATCTTGCTAATGTCAACAAGCTTCTTCCGATGGAACACGCAGACCGTAAAAAGTTCTATTATGAAGTGCGAGAAAAATATTGTCACCATTGGGAAGAAAACCCAACTTGGGAAAATGCCGCTGACTTGTTTTTTATGATGCGTATTAACTTTAACGGAATGTGGAAGGCATATCATAAATGCAACGGAAGGTATTCTACCCCTCCTGGCACACTTACCCAAAAAGATAAGTTTTTCAAGGTTGATGAGATTAGAAAGTTTAAAAGCTTTTTAGATAAGTGTGAGCTTAGAAGTGGAGACTTCGGTGAACTAACAGAGTGGATGAAGCCTGGGACATATTACTACGCTGACCCTCCATATAGAGATTCTATTGTAGAATATAAAGATGCTTTCTCTGAAGAAGATCAGGTTCGCTTGGCTGAATTCTTAAAAGAAGCTGACAGTGTTGGTTGCTGGTTCTCAGAGTCCAATAAAGAAATTGGGGATGGCTTTTGGGAAATACATCTTGGCGAATACAAAATTCACGACATGAGTGCCAAGTATACCGCTGGTCGTGGCAAGACACTCAAAAACGTAAAAGAAGTTCTAATCACTAATTTCTAGGAGCACAAAATGATTAGTCGTTTCAAAATCGGTCAACACCTTATGAGTCCAGACGGAAAACTTAAAGGACCAATTATGGAGATTACCTATCAAAAAGTCACAGACTTTAAGGGTGGTCTTGTAAAGGTTCCGATTCTCCACCTAGAATATGGCTTCTCCAAGCATTTCAAGGTCCGTGAAGACCTTCTTTACAACTACTCGTCTGTTGACCCTGATGGAGTAATAAACGAGCCTTAGAAGCTAAAATAAAACGTAAAATGTAAAGCCCCTTCTGGGGCTTTCTTACTATTTATGGTTATGAAAGACCTACGTTCCCTGGTCAGCGAAATACTCACAGAAGTTCTGACCGATAGAGTATACCACTACGCTAATGTAGACCAACTCAAAAACATCATACAAAAAGACTACTTCCTACCCTCAGTGGCTTTTGGTAGTGGTGCCGAAGAACAAATAAATAAAGGCTATAAGTATTTTATTTCTTTTGCTCGCAACCTCCGTGGCTACTACCACAAAGAGGGCAAAGGGGTGGGCTATCTTGTTGTTGATGGCAGAAAACTAAGCCAGAAATACAAAGGTGGCGCTGTTGATTATTGGCAGTGGAGAACTTCCCGAAAGAATACAGAAGTCGAAGACAGACTTCTTACAAACAAGCCTTATGTCAAAGGTGCTACTGAGTTTATCGACGCTGTTCACATTTCTGCACCATACGCCACAGAAATTGGCTCAAAGATGTACACAGAAAAATACAGCGAAGGTCTAGTTGATAGACTTAGAGACTTGGACAACGTTGCCAGAGCCAAAAACATTCCAGTTTATTTTCACACAGACCTTGGCTCATACCGTATGGCAAACGATAAAAAAGCCGTAGATTTTATTGAATGGGAAAATGGTGCTGTAAAGGCAGGCGTTATTGAACCTTCATTTACTGGTGGCTACAAACCTCCACCACCAGACCTAATGAGACTAGAAGTCGTTACAAAAGCAATAGAAGAGTTGCTTGTCAAAGGTGTTTCCTACAAAGAGTTCAAAGACTCTTTGTCAGAGAGGGAAAGAGAATTTTTAACCAGACGCTTTCTTTACTCCTTCACAGGCGACGACATTGCTAGAAAAATAATCGAAGCAATAAAAGTCTCTGGCGGCGACGCTGATGACGACAGACCATACATTGCGAGAATCGGCAGAGCGATGACAAAACTAAAAATGAACATCGCAGAAATGGGCATAGCCTTGGGAGACATAGTTTCCAAGGCAGTCCGTGGTCTAACAGAATACCCCGGCGACCACGACATTGACCCAGATGAGCCTTACGGTGATAACCTTTTTGTGGCTGGCGACGGTGAAACAAACCTTGAACGTTTTCAATGGTCGCAAAAGACCTCAGCAAAGTTGAGAAGTTTTGTCAGGAACGCAAGCACAAGAAACAAAACAGAACTTCACGACATACTAAAACAAATACAAGCCATGGCTGATGAAGGAACTCTTAGCAGTTATTATGACGAACTAAAACCACCAGCGGGTAAAGTCTATCGTGGTATGCTTGTTCCAGCAAAGGCTGCTGCAACTTGGGGTCTTATCGACCCAAACAACCCACCAAAAGAAGGCAAACTACAAAAAAAGAGTAACTTTGTTTTCAAAAGTAGTTGGTATCCTTCTGGACTTACTTCTTGGTCATACAGCCCAGACGTGGCTTCTGGCTTCACCGCTCTTTATTCTAATGAAACAGAAGCAGGCGAAAAGTACGTTTCTATTGTTTTAGTCGCAGAGGCTTCTAACCCTGGCTTTATCTTGAACCACAAAAATGTAAAAATGCTGGCTGTTGCTGGCGAGGAAGAAGTTTTATTTATTGGCGACGATGTTGGCACAACCGCTTACTACAAATACTACGATGGTGGTGACGACAGTTACGAAGCAAGCGAGGTTGATGCTAGCGAACTAACAGAAGCCACCAAACTTCCAAAAGAAATTTTTACTGCTTTTGAAGAAGAAATAATGAAGTCCAACTTTTGGAACGAGTATAACGACTACGAAGACCTTGAGTTTGATGAAGATAATCCAAAAAAGCCTCCACAAACTCCTGCCACTATGGCTCTTACCCTCGCTATGAACAAAGCACTCAAGCGAGCAGGTTTGGACGACGTGGTTGGCGTTGCAGAGTCTTCTGGTGACTTTTCCAACAATATGTGGCAGTCTGCCACTATTGACGTTGCCGAGGATGGCACACCCGTTTTTATGGTTTTAATGAACCTGTGGGAAGACTTTGACGACTTTGGCGAGTCTGCTGAAGAAGCTGTAGCCGACATTTCTGCTGCTTTCCGTCACGAACTCGTTCACCTTCAACAACTAAAAGCACAGGCTAAGTCAAAAGGTGTTGGTTTGGAAAAAGCCTTTACCAAAATGATGGACGACCCAAGACAGGTTGTGGACAGAGACCAGCCAAAGTATTGGGAAGTCTGGGAGCCAACTGGCAAGAAAGACAAAGACGGAAAAGAAATAATAAAAAAAGATGGCTTCAAGTCTGAACTCTTTATGAAGGACTACCTTGAAAGACACATCGAGATTGACGCACACGCTCACCAAGCCGGTGAAAACCTGCTTCGCAAGTATGGCGAAGAAAAAGCACTCGACACTATCAGCAAAGATATAGACCTTGACGACCCATCACTTCCAGACGAAGTAAAGAAGTACGACAACTACAAAGTCGATAAGAAAAAGATGGACAAATTCCGCAGCAAGGTGTATACTTACATCAAGAAGTTTGTCGAGGACCAAGAATGAAAAAGTGGAAACAGTTTCTAAAAGAGGCTATTACCGAGCAAGCCAACCCAACCAAGCCAAAAGCTATTTTTATGGCTGGTGGTCCTGGCTCTGGCAAAACCACACTTCTAAAACAGATTGGCGCACTTGACGCAGGTATGCAAGTCATCAACGCTGATGATGAGTTTGAGCCTATGCTCAAAGCCGCAGGACTACCACTTGATTTAGACCACCCAGAGCGCGACATTCGCTCTCAACAGGGCAAACTCTTTGTTCAAGCACAGAACCTAGCAAAAGAAAAAACAAGGGCTCTCGTGGGCGACAGGAACGATTTTATTATTGACGGTACAGCCGGTTCTCTACAAAACGTCCGCAAAGCAAAAGAAAGACTAGAAGACGCTGGTTATGACACAGCTATGATATACGTCGATGTGCCACTAGAACTCTCACTTTCCAGAAACGAAGAGCGTGGTGAAGCTGGTGGTAGAAAGGTCAAGCCAGAAAGAGTCGAGAAAAGCTGGCAAGCAGTAAATAAAAATAAAGAAGCATACAAAAACCTTTTTGATAATAACTTCATTTACTTTGACGGAACCTCTGAAAATATCGATAACCAAGTAAATGACGTAGCTTCTAGCTATGACCGCTTCATAAGTTCGTAGCTCGTCACTATTTATAGTGATGAAGAAGGGTGACCTAATAAAAGTTCCACAGGTACACGTCGAGTTTGACGAAAACGGACAACTCGTAAAAACCCAATATTGGGTTCATGCCATTGTTATGGAAGACTACCGTGGAAATAACCTTCTTCGCGTTTATTTTCCAGAAACAAAAAAAAGACAAAAAGTTCATTTTTCAACGGTAAAAAAAGCAGGTTAGCCCTTGACAAATAAGTTTTATGTGCTATTCTGTATTTGGATTGAGAGGGAGAAAAAATGAATAAGCAATTTTGCTGTGACATGGACGGAGTGCTCTGTGACTTCATCGGTGGGGCTATCAAGATAGTAAATGAGACCCTGGAAAACCGAGACAACATCACAGACCCAGAACTAAAAGAAACAATCGAAAAAGCCATTGAAGAGCTTGGCAAGACTTCGGTTGATAAAAATGACCTTCGTATCAACACGCCAAACAAGAATGTACGAAAGTTGATGAAGGACTTGATTCGCAACAACAAAGACTTTTGGGCGAACTTGGAGTGGGCAAAAGGCGGTAGAGTTATTTGGAACGCCATTGCTCCTTATAACCCTTACATTCTCTCGGCTCCAATGGGAAAAAGCGCAGAAAGCAAAGCTGGCAAGATTGAGTGGATTAAAAAGAACTTAACGCCACAGCCAGGACGTATTATCCTAGATGATGACAAATGGAAACACACCGACTTCGATGGAAAGCAGGGAGTCTTGATTGACGACATGTGGTTCAACATTGATGAATACCGAGAAGCTGGTGGTATTGCCATTTTTCACCGAGACCTGCGAGTGACGATGGGGCTTATTAAAAAGTATGCCAACGGATGATGAAGACGAGCTACGCCTTTCAGATTTAGTCGGAACTATCCCAGACTACAAAATAGCTGTTTTTCATCAAAGGTATCAACAAGGCAAACTTACTTTTAAGGAAGCACAGACTCTTGCAGAACTATACGCCAATGGCGAGATAGACGTTATTGTTAACCTTTATTCAACATCAGACGATTTTGTAGAAATCATTTTTAATGAACCAAACTAACCGAGAATGCTTCGACCGTCGTGGCAGACGTGTCGAGCTATACGAGTATAAGGGGTCTTCAAGAATAGACTCCAAGAAGCTCGTTGGAACTGTGGGTATTGTTCTCTATGAAGAGGGCAAGTCCACAGTTATTTTTTGCCCAGCCGTGAACCGTGTTCTTACATTTGCAGAGAAAGAGTTTGCTTATATTTGGAACAGAGAAGAACACAAAAATTTAAAAAAATATCAAAAAAAAGCAAAATAAGCCCTTGACAAGTGCGTTTTACGTCCTATATTGTTAGTGAGAGATGGGGAGAGACACTAACAAAGGAGTGAGTTATGAAACTTGAAAGCGCCATTAAAAAGATTGAAAAGCGCCTTGGAAAAGGTTGTGTTCAGATTTCTGATCGCAAGGCTTGGGTCTCGCATGGAGAAAATATTCTTTCATTCTGGGTTAAGAATGGTGGTGAAGACCATTGTCACGGTTGGCACACTCGTCGCCAAAACGACCATTCTGACTTGATGACCGACTACTTTGCCGGTACTTACCACAGCAACTTGACTCAGGCGCTGTCTTGGTTGAAGCCTCCTCCGTCCAAGTTCAAAAAGGGTGATGTGGTTTTCTTCAAGCCCACTAAAAAGAACGCTCGCTTCCGTCGAAGTGGCACTTGTGTTGTTCTCACCGACAAAGAGAACGCTGATAGTTGGCAGGTCATCCAACCTGACGGTACGAAACACTGGGTTGGTGTCCGCGACATTGGAAAGAAATAATGTTTAGGATGCTTGCAACAGCCGTGTCTATCGGCAAGTTTTTAACCTTTGCTCCATTCTTGGCTATTATTCCAGCGGTCTGGTTCGCGCTAGACCGTTGGATGATATATGAAGCAAACATAAACTACCAAAATGTCAGCGATATTCCAGCCTTTACCAAAATAACAATGATGCTACCAGCGGTAGCTATTTGGACCACTCTTGTTATGGTTTTGACTCGTTAGAGCTTTATAAACAATTAAACTATTTATGAGGAGCCTTTGGCTCCTTTTTTATTGGAACAAGATGTGATGAACAAAAGCGAACTCAAAAAATTAGTCGAAGAGCAAATAAGAGAAATTCTTGAAGATGAAGAAGAGACCAAAGAAGATGAGGAAAAGGCAAAAGGTGATGTTCAAAAAAGAGCAGATGTAATCTCTAAACTGTCTGCGATAGCAGCAGTTCAGAAGAAAATAAATACACCAGATGAGTCAGTACAAGCCTCAATGGATGATGTTCAGATTAATTTGCAATTTGTTCCAGATAGTGCAAAAAAACGAGTCATCACACAACTTATTAGTAATTTAAGAGATTTTCAAAAAGAGGTTTAAACAATACTATGACCATTTCAAAACCACAACTAAAGCACCTCATTTGGGAACAACTGTCTATTGTAGTTGGCGAGAAGAATAAAGATTTCAAATGTCCTCCTGCTACACAAGACATAAACCTAAACCTAGAAAATCGCCAACACGCTATTGAACAACAAAACTACGGTCCACCAGACCCATCAAAGCCAAACGAAAAGTTTTGGAAAGCAAAGATGGAGATGTGGAACGTCGATTCCGAAGAAGACCTCAAAGGAATGATTTGCGGCACTTGCGCTGCATTCAACCTCAAAAAAGAAATGCAAGACTGCATTGCACAAGGTATTGGCGAAGAAGACGGAGACACTTGGGCAACTATTGATGCAGGCGAAATAGGCTACTGCCAGTTCTTGAAGTTCAAGTGTGCAGCAAAAAGAACCTGCGATGCTTGGGTCTCCGGTGGTCCAATAAAATAATCGCTTCTATTTTGCCCTCTGTTCTATTTATTATAGGACAGGGGGTATTTTATTATGGGAAGAATAAAGAAGCTGTTGAGGAGCCGTGTGGCGCGAACCACGGCATTGTTAGTCGGTCTTGTTGTTGCAGCCATTTACGCCGACTCTCACGTTAAGGGCGACATGGACTTGGCACAAGAGAACGCCATCTGCCACAGCCAACGTCAGCAAATGATGACCTACATCGCTAAGTCAGACCAAGCTGTTAATAGACTAAGCACAAAAGTCAAAGAATACGAGAAAGTAATGGAAGGCACAGAGTATGCTGGGCTTCGCGTTATTGCTGCTGCGGTTCATCCTCGCCAGATTGTTTTACAGTTAATGCTGAACGATAAGCAAGTCGATTTTAGCTTTGAGAACTGTAAGCAAGTTATTGGACGTTTTGAGAGGCTGAAACAGTATGTTCGTGCAGAAGAAAAGTTCGATAAACAACACAAGCCTTACCTATTAGGCGTTATTATGTTTGAGCAAAACTTTTTTCAAAAGGCGTGCGGTAAAGCGGCGCGTGACCGCTTTTTATAAACTATTTATAGTTGATGTATAAACTAATAAACAACGCAAACATCAACTCAGCCCGTTATGAGAAAGTTTTTGATAAATTTTTTCCTTATGTTAAGGACCGTCTTGGCTTTGACGTTGATTTTACCCTGGTGTTTGAGTCAGACCCTGAGAACGCCAAAAAGTTTTTTGCTGGGACTGCTCATTACAACCCTTCTACTCACACCGTCACAGTCTTCGTAGATAACCGTCATCCAAAGGATATCCTTCGTTCTGTGGCTCACGAGCTTGTTCACCACGCACAAAATTGCCGTGGTGAGTTCGATGGAGAGATGGAAACAGGTGAGGGTTATGCACAAACTGACGCACATTTGTCGAAAATGGAAGATGAAGCCTATTTAGTAGGAAACCGTCTTGTTCGCGATTATGAGGACGGGGCGAAAATAAAGAATGAAAAACTTTATGAAGCACTAGTAAAAAGACTAGTAAGGAGATAAAAAGTGGTGGCACCAGCAGTAAAAAGAAGAAGACTAGCACGTCTACAAGCAGAAGCAGCAGCCAAGGCAGAAGCCGAAGCAAAGGCAGCAAAGCCTGCTCCAAAGCCTGCTCCAAAGGCAGAGCCAAAGCCTGCCCCAAAGGCAGAGTCAAAGGCAGAGCCAAAGAAATCGGTTCGCAAGGTCTCAAAGAAGACTGAGGAATAATTTATGGACCTTCGTGCAATGACGAGAAGGTTTTTATTGGGTGAGGCTTACCAAGCGTCGCCTCGTAGCATTATGGAAAACCTTATGCAAGTTTTGGAGTCTATGGCACCAAACACTTTGAGAGAAGCTAGAAAGCGTGATATTGCCCTTGAGCAAACTGCACGTCTTCGCAAAGAATACCTCAAAATGGAACGCAAAGTTCAAATGCTTGAAGAACAGGTGAAAACCTTAGAAGAGAATAAAAAATGATTGACCGTATGCAACTAATCAAAGAAGAAATGTTGCGCGATTACATTCGCAAGCAACTTCGTAACCAAGACCAACTGGTTGAGCAAAAAGAAAACGCTCTCCGTAAGGTTATCCGCAAGATGCTTGAAGAAGGCGTTGATACAGAGGGCACAACAGAAAACACAGGCATCAATGCTCTTGAAGCCCTTTTGAGCGGCAACGTTCTCACAACCTTCAAAGACACATACAAAGAGCTAACCACAGACCCAGCGCAGCGTGTTTCTTACATCAAACACATGCTTGCTTTTATTGACGACACTCTAAAACCAGACCAAATCAATGATGAGGCAGCAGAAGAAGCATCTCCTGATGGTACAGGTCGAGACCTAACAGAAGAAATAAGTGTAAAGGTTGGCGAAGAAGAGGAAGAGCTTGACGACGCAGGTTTATTCCCTGATATTGATAAGCCAGAAAGCGAAAGAGAAGATAACGAAGCAGATGATTTTATTTTAGTTTCTCTTGAAGACGAAGACCCAACGGGTCGAGAGTTTGCTCTCAAAGCTTTCAATAGCATAAATTCTCAGATTACTAAATCCTACTCGATGCTCCGTGGCAAGGACGCACAACTCTTTAAGAAATACCTGCTCAAAAACCTTGACCTACACAGAATGCAAGCTGAAAAGGAACTACCAGAGCCAAACGACGACTTGGCTAACAAACCTGCCGATGAACTCCCATGAGTGAAGACCGTTCATACGGAAAGTATTTGCGAGACCAAAATAAAATAAACGATGAGTTTGAAGCAATACTCTCCCATCTCACCCTAGAAGAAATAATAGTTTTAAAATTAGAACTCGCCGCAAAACTTACAGGTGGGAAGTTCTATGGCAACTATTTATTGAAGGCAACCAAGTATATGGTGGACCACGCTATTGTGCGCTATTCAATAGCGGCTACAAAAACGCGAAAAGCAGGCGCTCAGTTTTTGGGCGTGAACCTGCGACACTATAAGGCTATCGTACAAAGTTTGAGATTGGGAAATGCTAAACAGAAATGACATAAAGACTGAACTTTATCGCTTACTGAATAATGGCACACTTACAGATGAGCAAGCAGTAAAAATTTTTGACAAGTCTTATGAAAACCAACACCCAGACCAAGATATTCTTGACGGCGTGAGCATTAATGCTGTCACATGGGTTCAGCAAAAAATAACGGAATTGGGATTTTAATAAATGGCAACCGCTGAATTAGATGCATATTATTTGTATAGAAGAACCTCGGATACCGGGAGAGTAGCCCTTTCTAGTCCAACCAGTCTATTTGGCTCTGGTGTTGATTCAAGCATTAGTACATTAGAAGATATTGGTTTTACATTCAATTTCAACAATGTTGACTTTACTCAATTTGCAGCCTGTACGGATGGTTATATTCAACTTGATGGTGCTGATCCTGCTGACTTTACAAACGACCTAATAGAAGCCGATAATAAAATAATTTTGTGTCCCTGGTGGGATGATTTGAGAACAATGGGCAATGGTCTCAGATACGAACTACAGGGAAGTGAACCAAATAGACAACTTGTTGTAGATTTTGACTCTCAGATATTCTGGAATGACTCCAACCCTAACTTGAAGTTTCAGGTTATTCTCTACGAGACAACAAACAGAATTGAGTTTAGATACGATGACCCTGACAGTTCTGACCCCGCAACAAGCAATGCTTCTGTTGGTGTAAAAATAGAAATAGCAGACAATACTGGAACGAACGCTGATGGTAAATTTAGAGATTTTATCGGGTCAACTGTTGCTCCTTATGATGTAGAAAACAACGCTAATGGTGGCTGGTCTCAGGTAATGAGAGACGGCGCTGTTGTTAAAATTCCAAACAACGCACAAGTCGGTACAGAAGGTAGAGACTTTCCAGGCGATCCGAGCAACGTACAACAGTCACAACAATATTATTTCTTGTTTTCACCGGATGAGGTTGCTGGACCTATTACATATGATATCACAGCTAGTGCTCCTGAGTTTCCTAGTATTGCTTCTAACTTCACAGTCAATGCTTACAAAAACATCAGTGTTCAGTTTGATAGAAACACAGAGCAAGTTCCATTTTCAAAAGTAATCAAAGGACCAAGAAACCTCAGAGGCAGATTAACAGCCTATTCTTCTTCTCTCGGATAAATCTTCAGAAAAGGTCTTGACTTTTCATTTTCTTCAGGTATACTTTGATTCACAAATGTGATACACACTGTGATTAACAATATGTGACTAACACTGTTATTGACAGAACTGTTTTACTTAAATTTAATATATATGTCTATTATAATGTGTTATACACTGTGTAACACAGGGAGAAGAAATGAAGGCAGACGTTATTGTAGACCTTCAGTACGGCGACTGTGGGAAAGGCAAAGTAGCTCACCACCTAGCCAGAACAAGGAACTACACTCATGTCCTCCGGTACAACGGTGGTTGTAATGCAGGGCACACCATTTACCACAACGGCAAAAAGTTCATAACGCACCACGTCCCTTGTGGTGTTTTTTTTGGTATTAAGTCCATTATTGGTTCGGGTTGTGTTGTAAACCCTCAGCAACTTCTAAAAGAGATTAGGGAGTTGGAAGAGGGTGGCGTTGATACAAAGGGTCTTATCTTTGTAGCCAAAAACGCTCACGTCATTACCCAAGACCATTTGGACGAGGAAGACACAGAAAAAAAGATTGGTACTACAAAGCGTGGCAACGGTCCTGCTTACCGAGACAAGTATGCTCGCACAGGTATCCGTGCAAAGGACTGCGCCGAGTTGGAGCCATTTTTGATTGACCTTCTTCCAGAACTAAACCAACCAGAAAATTATGTTCTCTGTGAGGGCGCACAAGGCTTTGGTTTAGATATTGATTGGGGAGACTATCCTTTTGTTACTTCCTCCCATTGTACCACCGCTGGTGCTCTTCTGAACGGTATTCCACCAAAGTCACTCAACGAGGTCTGGGGTGTGATGAAATGCTACGAGACTTATGTCGGAGCAAAGAAGTTTGAGTTGAACAACCCTATCTTCTCAAAGATTCGCACCATTGGTAAGGAATATGGTGCAACAACTGGTCGTCCTCGTCAAGTAAGTTGGACTGACATGAGTTTGGTCAGTAATGCTATTTTGGTCAACGGTGTGACTCACGTTGTTATCAACAAAATGGACGTGCTTAAAGAAGTGGGAACTTGGAACGTTTTTGATCAAAACGGTCAAGTCAATATTCTCAGCGATCAAGAAGGTTTTCAAAATTATTTTTTGAACTATCTCAAAGAGGAGTTCCCCACTGAGGGTATCAATACCCACTTTTCATCAAGCCCAGAAATGATTTAGGAGAGAAAATGAACAAGTATAAGGTACATTTTAAGAATGACGAGCTTGGAAAAGCTTACGATAAAAATTTTTCTGCTAACACTTTTGAAGAAGCTTATTACGAAGCCACAGAGCTACGCTATCAGTTCATGGAAGCAAAGGAAAAGGGTTGGCGTATCGTTGGCGTTTATGAAATTCTTTATGATGAGCAGAAGTACGCAACGCTTGTAAACTAGATACTTGTGGAGGTATTTTATTATGTTATTAAAAAGAGGTTCATCTGGACACCAAGTAGTAGAACTCCAAGAGGGTCTAGAAGCACTTGGCTATGAGCTAGGAACTTGCGACGGAGCTTTTGGTCCAGCAACAGAAAAAGCAGTAAAAGCTTTTCAAGCCTATCAAGGCTTAAAGGTTGATGGTCTTGTCGGTAACGGCACTATTGGAAAGCTCAACGAACTTTTAAAGGAAAAGGGTCTTGACCTAGTTGGCGAAGACGAGCAGGAAGAGGTTCTTGTTCCACCCGCAGAAAAACTTTCTTGGGAACGTTGCCCAGCAGACAAGTTTCCAGGCAGAGACGGTTACACTCGTGTCACACTTCGTTCAGATGCAGCAGAAGCTTACAACGCTCTTTACGAGGAAGTTCATTCTTTGGGCGGCATCATTACCTCAGCCGGTGGTCGTCGTGGTCTTGCTTCCAAAGCAGGTGCTGCACGCTCCAAAAAGTCGATGCACTACACTGGTCTAGCTTTTGACATGGCTCTTCCAACAGGAATGAAAGACCCTGCGGTTGACCCTTACGTCATTGAGGACATTGGTGGAAGACGCTGGCGAGTCTGGATGCGCTGCGAAGAAGGTGAAGAAAAAACCATTGAAGGCACATACATTACTCGCAGCGCAGGAAAAACAGTTATCCACAAAAAAGAAGTCACAGATAAGTTTGTTGATTTCACAGCGCTTGCTCTAAAACACGGTTTCCATTCTATTCGTGCTCGTAGCTCCTTTTTCAGAGGTGGCTCATACGGTGGAGCAGAGTGGTGGCACTTTCAGTACGAAAGAGCATTAACCGAGGGTGTCTCAAAATTTGGAGAGGAGCTTTTAAAAGTTTATCCCCTATCAAAGTGCGAGCAGTTTGTTTATTGGAATGAAGCCAAGGATTGTGTCTTTGGCAAGAATTGGTTCTAATGATTAGAAAAAATTACACAGCTATTCTCTCTTCTTATAGCGAGAAAGAAAAAAAAGTTTTTGTATTAAAAGATAAAACGTTTTCCGAGGCAGCAAGCTGGTGCTACACCAAATGTAACGACCTCAGAGACAGCACTAAAACTTATTGGTACATAAACAGCATTTCGGACGATTCAAAAATCGACCCCCGAAAAAAACTAACTTAGTCCATCAAGACCGCCAAGGGGGTGATTTCCGTTAGGTCTGGGCTAACCCGCAGGAAGGCACGGGGTAAAAGGTGCCTCAACAGTCTACACTATAAAATAAGGAAACAACTGAATGACAAGATACTATTGGGCAGATAAGAAAACTACCAAGAAAATGGAAGAGGAAGAAGAAGCCGAACAACCAAAAATTTTAATTTTGAGCGACGGCGGTGGAGGTTCTTCCCCAAGCGCAGTTGATTCACACGATAACTGTATTATGTTTTATGGAGAGGTAAATGGCGACAACGCAAAAGTTCTCAACAAAGCCCTCCGCACTATGGACAAAGACCTACAAGTCGTAAAGGTGAAATATGGAGTCGAAGTACCTATTAAACTCTACATCAACTCTTATGGAGGAAGCATTTTTGCAGGCTTCTCAACGGTTGATACTATTAAGTCCCTTGGTACGCCCGTACATACCTTTATTGACGGTTCTGCCGCTTCCGCTGCTACACTTATTTCGGTGGTAGGAGACAAGCGTTTCATTCATCAAAATTCTTTCATGCTTATCCACCAACTGTCATCAGTTATGTGGGGCAAGTACGAAGAGTTCAAGGATGAAATGGAAAACCTAGACCTTTTAATGTCTCGCATTAAGGAAATTTACAAGGAACACTGCTCCATTCCAAAAAAGGAACTGGACGAGATTCTGAAACACGACCTTTGGCTCGACTCTGCGAAGTGCGTAAAGTGGGGCTTGGTTGATGAAATAGTATAGTTATAGTATGGACACATTAGTTCTATCTTCAGCATACCAGCCGATGGCTCAAGTCTCTTGGCAAAAAGCCATCTCTATGTGGTTCGCAGGACGTGTTGAAATCGTAGAAGTCTACGAGAACAAAAAAATAAAAACAGTGGATGAGGCTATTCCGGTCCCATCCATTGTTCGTTTTGTGGGCAACGTCATAAAGAAGTTTCGTTTCAACCGAGTCGCAAAGTTCAGCCGAGACAACGTATTTATTCGTGATGAAGGGCGATGTCAATACTGTGGCATTGAAATGACGACCGCAAACTTTACCCTAGACCACATTATTCCGTCCTCACAGGGCGGCAAGAAGGCTTGGAACAACATAGTGGCTTGTTGTAGGCGTTGTAACCAGAAAAAAGGAAACAAGTCTTTGAAACAAGCTGGTATGAAACTTATTAGAAAACCAGACACACCAGTTGAGTTGGTTGTTGAAAATAGTAAGAAGTTCGGAAGGGATATTCCCAAAACTTGGTTAGACTACATTTTTTGAGGTGCATTATGATGGAAGGAAAGTACAGGCTGTGTAACTACAAAGCAGGTGAAACACTTTACACCCACAAAGACGGCAAATGGCGTAGGTACGGCTTCATCGAGAAAAAACAAAATTCTTTTTTGTCAATCCGCATAGAAAGTGTTAATGGTTTGGTTGTTATTAGGGAAGACCTTCTTTCAAGAGAGGGTGTGGTTTCCAAGGTTGAGGCATGAAACAAGAGTTCGTTATTTTTACTGGTCCTATGTTTGGAGGCAAGACCTCTAGAATGCTTTCACGGTTAGAGCGAGCCAAGTATCAAAAAAAAGTTATTAAGCTGTTCAAACCAAAAATGGACACACGATACTCAACCGAGTCTGTTATTTCCCACAACGGCAACCGTTGGCGCTCCATAAACATAGAACTCGGAGAAGAAATAATAACCCACCTTGGTAAAGCAGACGTAGTAGCAGTCGATGAAGCATTTATGATACCAAACATAGCAGACGTGCTTATTGACCTTTACAAAGCTGGTAAAACAGTTTATGTTTCTTCTCTCCAACTTTCTTCGCTTGGACAACCCTTTGAGGAAATGAGTATCATGTTGCCATACGCCACAAAAATAGAAGTGTGCCCCGCAGTTTGCTTTTGCGGAGAAGACGCTTATTATTCCATTCGTTTGACCGAGATAAAAGATAAAGTTTCTGTTGGTGGCAAGGGTGACTACGAACCACGGTGCAAAGAACATACGCACCACATGACCAATAACACTTGACATACCCCAGAAACTACGATACAATAGCGTCATAACTTTGGGAGCAAAATGCACTACCACAGAAACAAGTTTTTTATTGAGAGCATTATTAAAGAGTTTATTGACTCCCGTGGCGAAAAGATTATTAATCTGACTTCTGCTGATGCTCGCCGTGCCCTTGCTGAGTTTATTAGCGAGAAAATGGAAGAAGCAAAAAGAGAAAATGTACTTGACAACCTTCGCGGAATACACTAAAATAGCCCTATGAAAAAGAAACAAGCCATTAAAGAGTTTAAAGAAGAGTTTCTTTTGAGCGACGACTATGAGTATACGTTCGCTCAAGATGACGGTGGTAAGTCGTTGGACGTTCTTGTGCCGGAAGAGCATGGAAAGTACCTGAGAATGAAGCTACCAAGAAAATGGCGTGGTCTTCGTATATTAGTTATTTCTAGAAAGAAACGGCTAGATTACGACGAGGACGACGACGAGATTTAAGGAGGAAAAGTACAGTGGATTCACTTCACGAGAAAAGAATGAAAGAGATCAATAAAGAGCGAGATAAGCTACGACGAAATGAGCTTATCTATGTTATGGTCTCTGCCCTGTGTATGGGTTACACAATGAATAGTCTATTATTAAAACTATTCAATTATATGGGTTGGTAAAATCCAAGCGTCCTTAGCTCAGTTGGATAGAGCATCGGTCTTCTAAACCGAGGGTCACAGGTTCGAATCCTGTAGGGCGTGCCAAAGCGGGTGTAGCATAACTGGTAAATGCCCTGTTCTTATAAAGCAGAGATAGTGAGTTCAAGCCTCACCACCCGTACCAACTTTTTGAGAGAGGTTATTATGTTTGTAGATGATAAACACTTTGAGAAAGAAGCTGCCCGTGTTTTTTGGGCTTTTGTTGTAGCATTTAGTGTTGCTGCTGGTATTGTTCTTCATGTTGGTTTTGGAGCATAAAATGACTCTCAAAGAACTCGTTGTTAATATCTTGGGAGTGGCTATTGCTGGCTTTTGTTTATTTCAGCTAGTTCCAGCAATTTACAACTTAATCCTTAACTGAGCGCTCAAAAGCGGTATAATAGGCTAATGATGGATAATACAGGAAGAAAGTTTGTTGAAGCTGCTAAGAAGAAGCTTGAAGCAGACGTTGCAGACGCCGAAGCGAAAATAGAGTTGTATGTTATGCGCTCCGTTGGAGTTGGCGAACACCCCTCCATCACAGAAGAAATTATTAAAGCCGCAGAACAGGGCGCACACGCACAAGAGGTGCTTGACTTTATTGAAGAACGATGGTAACATGCTCCCGTAGTTTAACGGTTAGAATACCGGATTTTCACTCCGGTGGCAGGGGTTCGATTCCCCTCGGGAGTACCAAATGTTTTTAAAAGCTTATTCACAAGACAAAGTAGACCCATTTGAAATGCCAGAAAAAGAAAAGAAACTACCAAATGGTGGATATACAGAAAACACAGAACGAAGTCAGCTAAAAGCATATGCAGAACTAGTTGACCACCCAGCCCATTACAACCAAGGTAAAATCGAAGCTATCGATGCTATTCTTGATTGGGGGCTTGACTTCATTGAAGGCAATGTTGTCAAGTATGTTGTTCGTTCAAGGCACAAGAGTTCACGCCTTGGCGACTTGAAGAAAGCCAGATGGTATCTGGATTATTTGATTAATAAATTAGAAAAGGAGAAAAAATGAGTACAGTGACAACCACACTACAAACTGTTGTAGACCAACTCACACAGGCTCTTGCTGATGCCCAGAAGACCGACGCTGGTAACAAGGCTGCTGGAACTCGTGTGCGTAAGACTGCTCAGTTCGCTGTCAATGAGCTAAAGACCCTTCGTAAGCAGGTTCTTGAAGTTCGCAACACCGACAGCTAAAATGTATAAAGGTCGCTCAGACTACGAAGCGATGCGGGACTCTGTTCTTTGGGCAGAGTCCCTTTTTCGTAAATCCAAGAACTATTTAATGAACAAGAGTAAGAGAATAGTTCTTAATGTTCGGAGAGTTTTCACTAAAAAGTAAAATATCATTATTTATTTGCATATTCATTATGGCTTGCTACTTTGTTATGCAAGTTATGTTAGAGGCAGGTGTGCTTCCTTTGAGCCACGATGTGGTTCACTTTGGAACCGCCTGCATTTCTTTATTTATCATGCCTTTTGGTATTATTCTAGTGGAGATAGTAGGAAGGTATCAAAGCGATAAAGTAAAGAAAAAAGCCTTAGAAAGAATTTTAGATGAGTCCTGCCTTGTTTCACGAACAGACCGCCAAGGCAGAATCACAGAAGTAAACGATAAGTTCTGTGAGGTTTCAGGTTATTTAGCACAGGAACTCTTAGGACAAGACCACAAACTCCTAAACTCAGGTTTACAGCCCCGTTCTTATTGGGCAAACATGTATACCGTCACAGTCAAGTACAAGTCTATTTGGCACGACATAGTAACCAATAGAGCGAAAGACGGTAGTCTTTACCATGTAAAAACATGGATTATGGCAAACTTTGACGAGCAGGGCAAACTCGCAGGTTTCCTCTCAGTAAGACAAGATGTAACTAGCCTTGTAGAAACACTACAACAAATTGATAAAAAGAACGACTATCTGGAACATGCGGCAAAGATTTTACGACACGATATGCACTCAGGCATCAACACTTACCTTCCAAGAGGTATCAAGTCCCTAGAAAGGCGACTAGAAAAGAAGCCAGACCTTACAAAACAACTAAACTTAGGGACTTCCCTAAAACTAATAAAAGACGGTCTAGCCCACACACAGAAGGTTTATGCTGGTGTTTTTGAGTTTACCAACTTGGTTCGCAAAGATGCCTCACTCAATAGAAAACCTCACGACACAAAAGAAATTTTAAAAAACTATCTGAGTCTTACTTCCTACTCTGACCAAGTTGTTATTGATGGAAACTTGCCGGTTCTGGAAGTAAATGAAGCCCTGTTCTGCACAGCCATCGACAACATGATTCGTAATGGTCTAAAGTACAACGACTCAAAAACAAAAATGATTATGATCAAAATGGTTGATGAGAAAACCCTTGCTGTAATAGACAACGGCAGAGGAATGTCCCAAGAAGATTTTGAAGAACTTTCTAAACCTTACCTCAGAAAAAAAGACCAAAAGGAAAAAGGCACAGGTTTAGGACTAAGTATTACAACCGCTATTCTAAAAGAACACGGTTATGAGGTTTCTGCGAGAAAACAAGAAACAGGAACTATGATGAGGATAAAAATAAAATGATTAACTCCATTTTACTAGTTGACGATGAAAACCTTTTTCATCTCGTTTTTGAGGATGCTTGCTCACTATTAGACATTACATTAGACCTACAGAGCATTTCATCATCAGACGAAGCAGCAAAGATGTTTGAGGCTTGGAGAGGTCACCCAGAAGATAAACCAGAGTGTGTTTTTGTTGACCTAAACATTATTGGTTCTTCTTTTGATGGTGTAGAACTTATTCGTAAAATTAACTACGAATACGGCAATGGAGTTGTTATTGGTATTATCTCATCTTCAACCGATGAAGCAGAAATAACAAAAGCAGTTTCAGCCGGTGCTCAGTTTTGGATTGTAAAGTCAGATGAAATCGAACCACGACTTGAAGAGTTCCGCAGAGACTACTCCGGCTACAAAGACAGAAAAGCACCATTCAAGGTCTACAAATGAAACTCTCACAAGAAATGAAGTCGGCATTGCTAGACCTTGCCGAGAAAAGAAATATTTATCTTGAAGGTAATATTATCAAGGTAATAGACCCTGACAACGATGAAGAGTTCGCTGGATACCTAACAAAAGCAAAAGAGCAAGACACCGACAACCGAAAGAAAAGGCTGGAGATAACTAAACAAGTTCAGCGACAATACAAAGAACTCCTTGAGGAAAAAGAAAAAAATGACACCCTCATGGATGAACTTAAAGAAGCCCTTGGTCTTGCCGAGGAAGCAAAAAAATCGGCACAGAATGACCTAGATGTGCTGCAAAAGCGAACACAGTTTGAACTCATCGGTAAAATAGTTTCCGTCGCTCTGTGGGTCATTATGGGCGTAGGAGTGACAACTACAGCCCTCTACATCTTTGCTATGATTACGAAGTTCGACACAACTCTAATTGGTAATGCTTGGTCAAACTTATTCGGCATTCTTCTCACTAACTCCTTCAGTATTATAGGAACTATCATGGGTGTGAAGTATGCGAGCAACGACTCTAAAGAAAAGACTTGACAAACTCCTAAAACCTGTTATACTACACATATAAATAACTGCCGGAATAGCTCAACTGGTAGAGCAACCGCCTTGTAAGCGGTAGGTTGGGGGTTCAAGTCCCTCTTTCGGCACCAACTAATATAGGAGGGGAGATGCTACTAAAAGTTTCTAAAACACACCCTAACGCAAAACTGCCCTCACGGGCTAACCCATCTGACGCAGGAGCAGATGTTTTTTATTGTCCAGACGAACCCGGTCACTTTGGCTTTGTTCGTTTGGACCCAGGTGATTCAGTTGTTCTACCCACAGGTCTCAAAGTCGAAGTTCCCCACGGCTACATGTTAGAAGTGAAAAACCGCTCTGGCATGGCAGCTAAAAAGAACCTCGTTGTTGGGGCTTGTGTTGTAGACTCTGGATACAGCGGTGAAATCTTTGTCAACCTACACAATATTGGTAAAACAAAGAAGCTGGTAGAGGAAGGGGATAAGATCGCCCAACTTGTTCTTGTTCCCGTTGTCCAGTGGCGAGCTTGTGAGGTTCACGAGGGTGAGCTTTACAACGACCCACTAACCATTTCAAATAGGGGCAGTGGTGCCCTCGGAAGCACAGGAGAGTAAAATGGAAATTGTTTCTTGGAAGGATAAGTTGGCACAAGCAGTTGGTAACGACTTTGACAAGCGAGTCACACTAACTCATAAGGAAAAGACTTCTGTTTTCACACACACAGGCGAGGGCACAGACATGGCTCTCAAGGAGCTAGGCTCTTATCACACCCTAGCTGAAACAGTAGCAGTTCAACCATTTACCTCACGCGGAGCTTGCGACGTTATTGACTCACTTCGTGATGAGTCGCTAATGGGTGGCTACTACCGTGGCTCTGGTGATTTTGCTGACCACCTTGCGGGAGTATTTCAGCAAGACGGTCTAGCTTACAACGAGGGCTGGATTGAAGTAGAGATGGACCAAATGGACCACAAGCGTGCTATGGCTACTGTGACTTGCACCGTAAACACGAATGTAAAAACTGTCCTTGAAGCTGGAGATAACCAGCTTTTTGGATGGACCGCAGAGGTCTACACCGACTTGGGTCGTCTTGAGATTGAATGCTAGGAGAAAAAAATGACACTAAAAGAACAGCAAAAGCAAATTGATAAGCTACAAAGAAGGATTTCCGACCTTGTAGATGAACTACGAACCACACAAGCTGACGTTAGACAGTTTAAGTCAGCAGTGGCAAAGGATATGAAGCGACTTGTAGAAGAAACAAAGAAGTGAATCACCTTTACTCTAGAAAGATAAACGAAGCCATTGAGGCAACGAAAGTTTATCTCCAACAAGTTGTTGAGAAGCCAGACCCCGCTTTTGCGGGGTTTGCGCCTTGTCCCTTTGCGAGAAAAGAAAGACTTAACGACAGTATTATGTGGCACGCTCAACGCATCATCATTGACCAGCCAGATGAAAAACTTTTACAAGTCTTAACAACTTTTTTAGAAAAAAATGAAAAAAAGTCGCTTTTAATACTTGACCCTTTCTCCAAAATAGGGTATAAAGAACTTGAAGCGTTTGGGAGACACTTTAAGCGCTTCGTAAAGGAGTTGGGTTTGTCGGCAATAGTTTTTCACCCTGACCACCCTTACAGTATCGGTGGTGTAAAAACTCGTTGTTCGCCTTACCCAATGTTGAATGTAGGTCTTGACAAAGACTTCCAAAGTGGGTATAATACCCTTCGTAAAACAGACTACTACTCAAAGTGGTCGCTAAAAGAGTTGAAGAAAATCAACCGTGAAAAGGAGTTCAAAGATGGATGACATGGAGTTTAGCGTTTTGCTTCCCGCTGGTGTTAGCTTTGATTACTCAACCCGTGACTCGTTTTATGACAACGACTATGGCGTTGGACGAGACGATGACGCAAACCTCTTCGACAGCTATGAGGACGACGAGGACGACTACGACAATGAGGACTGCTGGTAATGTCAAAAGTGCAAGAAGTAATAAAAAACATTTCTGAGAAAGAAGGCATCACAACCGTCGAGGTTCTAGACAAATACCCCGACCTAAAACGCCTTCTGCATGAGGAAGAGCTACAAGAAAAAAAGACTGACCTTAACGAAGACAAGAAACTACTTAAAGGGTGAAAAATGACAAACTATGTTGAGTTCTATAACCGCATTAGTAAAAACGTCACACACTGTCCAAAGACAGGTCTAAAAGGACAACCAGTTCCAGGCAACCCACTTGTTTGGTATGTTGTTACAAAAGATAGAAAGAATCAAAAACAAACCCGTTATTGGTCTTATGCCACCGGAAGAACCGTTGCTCCAGAAGCACAAGACACTAACGTAACTTAGGAGAGGGATATGAAAGATTTTATTATTGTTTTGAGTTTTATGGCTGTTGTGTTTGCTGCCTGCGACACCAAGAAGGAGGACACCGCACCTTGCGATACCTCAGTTGCAGTGCAGAGCGATGCAGCATCACCAGACGCGACCCCGGTTGAAGACGCAACAACCGCTGAGGACACCGCGACTGTCGCTGATGCTGCATCCACTCCAGCCGACGCAACAACAGTAGCAGACATTCTGGGAGACGGTTTCCCAAATGTGGCTGACGCTGTTGCCACACCCGACGCTGCAACAGATAGCGACGAGTAAATAAAATAAAAAACTGAATATGCATTTGGGGGGAGGCGAAAGCCTCCCTTCTTTTTTTTGGGAAACTATTTAAAGTAATGGCAAAGCGAACTTATGTGCTCGACACAAATGTTTATTTAACCGACTCGCACTGCTTCAAAAAGTTTGGTAGAAATGACGTTATTTTACCTCTTAAAGTCCTTGAAGAAATCGATAAACATAAAAAACGACAAGACGGCGTAGGTGCGAACGCTCGTCATACTATTCGTCTTCTTGACGAACTCCGTGCGAAAGGAAACCTTCACAAAGGTATTCGTATCGACAAGGGGCTCGGTATCATTAGGGCTGTTTATTCAGATGTGTCTGCTCTTCCACCAGAAATGGATAAGCGAGACCCTGACAACATTATTATTGCAGCCGCTCTAAACGAGAAGAACGAGAATCCAAATAAAAAAGTTGTTATTGTTTCTCTCGACATTAACCTGCGTGTACGTTGTGATGCGCTGGGTATTGAGTGCGAAGACTACAACGAAAACCAAGTTGTAAAGCGCGAAGAGCACATTTACACAGGCTTTACCAAACACTTGGTTGATGATCAAACAATCGACCACTTTTATAGCGGCGAGAAGCTTTTCATCGACAAAGAAGAAAAAAATCTTCTTCCAAATGAGTTTGTAATGCTTGTTTCCTCTTCCAACGATAAGAAGACAGCCTTATCTCGCTTTATAAACTACAACAAACCACTCATAAAGGTAGACGAGTACAAACACGGAATCTGGGACGTAAAACCAAGGAACAAGGAACAGGCTTTTGCCCTAAACCTACTTATGGACCCAAACGTTCCAGTTGTCTCCCTCATAGGTGCAGCAGGGTGCGGCAAGACTCTACTAGCCATCGCAGCAGGTATGGAACAGACTCTTGATGAGGGTCAATACGAACCTATTTATAAAAAATTAGTTGTTTCCCGACCTGTTATGCCTATGGGAAGGGATATTGGTTTCCTACCGGGAACCTTGGAAGAAAAAATGGCTCCATGGCTTGCTCCTATCCAAGATAACTTGAAGTTCCTAATGGGGGATGACCGTGTAGCGCTAGAAATGTACTCTGAGCGCGGTCTTATCGAGATAGAAGCCCTCACTTACATTCGTGGTCGTTCTATCGCAAATGCCTTCATCATTATCGATGAAGCCCAGAACTTAACAATACATGAGTTAAAGACTATAATAACCAGAGTTGGCGAGGGAACAAAAATAGTTCTCACAGGCGACGTTGAGCAAATCGATAACGTTTACATCGACGCACGCTCATCCGGTCTAACTTATGCACTTGAAAAGTTCAAGCCTTATGAGTTAGCAGGACACATCTCGCTGCAAAAGGGCGAACGCTCCAAAGTAGCAACCCTTGCTTCAAAGGTATTATAATGGAAACAATAACAGAAGAGCAGGTTGTAGAAAACGACCTAAAACACGTTTTTGTCAAGAGAGAGACAAAACTAAAAGAACTCATTGTTGATTACATTGGTGAAACACTCCACCCAAATGAACCCGAAGTCACAGTTGAAGACATAGTAAAAATCTTCGCAGATGAGTTTCCAGAGTTCCTTTCAGTCGTAGCAGAAGAAAATTTTATTAGAGGCTACGCACAAGCATTCAAAGATTTAGACAAAAACCCTTGACAACACACTCCTGTGGTGTTATATTGTTAGCACAACAGAAGAGGTATTCATGGCTCACATTTCGTATTCTGAACTCGCCAAGTGGGACTTCTGTCCTTACGCTCGTAAGCTTATCTACGAGGATAAAGTCAAGAAGTTCAAAGGCAACATCTTTACCGGCTTTGGCTCCGCTATTCACTCCGTATGTGAAAAGTATTTTGAGTCTGGTCGAGAACTAGATAAAAAGTTTTTCTTTGGAGAGGTGTTCCGCAAGGAACTAAAAACCCTAGAGAAGAACGGTGAGTCATTTACCGAGAAACAAATCACAGACTTTTACAACCAAGGTCTTGGTATCATCGAAGAACTCGACGCAGGCTTTGACAAATACTTTGGAACTGACTTTGAGTTTGTAAAAGCAGAAGATACCCTTATGGAAGGCATTGGTGAGTTCACTGACGCCGCTTACAAGTTCAAGGGGTACATCGACCTTATTATCAAAACCAAGGACGGCAAGTATCACATTATTGACTACAAGTCTTGTTCTTGGGGTTGGGATGCAAAGAAGCGTTCTGATCGTATGGTGACTTACCAACTTACATTGTACAAGCACTACTGGTCGCAGAAAATGGGCATTCCACTTGACCAGATTGAGACACACTTTGCCCTGCTGAAACGCACAGCAAAGGTTGGGCAAAAGGTGGAGATTTTCCGTGTGACTTCTGGTCCAAGAAAAACCACAAATGCACTTAACTTGTTGAAAAAAGCCTTGTACAATGTGAATACACAAAACCATATGAAGAACCGCTTATCTTGTCAAAAGTGCGAGTTCTTCAATACTCCACATTGTACATAGGATAAACATGCCAGAGGAAATACAAAAGAAAAAAATTGTGGTCTTATCTGACCACCCAATGTCACCTTCGGGTGTCGGCACACAAACCAAATACTTCCTAGAAGCCCTGCTAAAGACCGGACGATACAAGTTCGTGTGCTTTGGTGGGGCTATTCAACATGTAAATTATCAACCGATGAGAACAGAGGAATGGAAAGATGATCTTATTATCTATCCAACAAAGGGTTATGGTGATGCCAGCCTCGTGCGCGAAGTGCTTTGGGTAGAAAGACCGGATGCAGTTTGGATAATGACCGACCCACGCTTTTGGGGCTGGTTATGGGAAATGGAAGAAGAGATTCGTTCTCACTGTCCACTAGTTTATTATCACGTTTGGGACAACTACCCTTACCCAAAGTTCAATAGAAAGTTCTACCTTTCTAACGATGCTATTGCAACCATCAGCAAAGTTACTGATGACATTGTTGCCACGGTAACACCAGAGGTAAAGCGTAAGTACATTCCTCACGCTGTGCCACCTGCTTTCTCACCTTTCCCAGAAGAAGAAAGACAAAAGTTTAGACAAGATAACTTTGGCGAAGACGCAGATAAGTTTATTGTTTTTTGGAACAATAGAAACGCTCGTCGTAAACAATCTGGGTCTCTAATATTTTGGTTCAAGAAATTCTTAGATGAAGTGGGTCACGATAAAGCTATGCTCATCATGCATACTGATACTAAAGATCCTCATGGACAAGACTTAGACGCGATTGTTCAAGAATTGGGTATGAATAATGGTCAAGTAAAATTCAGTAGGCAAAAAATGGCGGCAGAGCACCTTGCCAGACTGTATAACGCATGTGATGTTACAGTAAATATTTCAGATGCCGAAGGTTTTGGTCTTGCGACATTAGAATCACTAGCTTGTGGCACACCAATTATTGTGAACATGACAGGTGGACTACAAGAACAAGTTACAGATGGTAAGAAATTTTTTGGAATTGGTGTTGAACCAGTGTCAAAAGCTGTTATCGGTTCACAAGAAATTCCCTTCATCCGAGAAGATAGAATAAACGAAGACGACCTTGTTATTGCCCTTAAAGAAATGTTTAACAAGACACACAAACAACGTCGCAAGCTCGGTGCCGAGGGTAGAAAGCACGTCGAGAAGAACTACTCGTTTGAGCAGCTTGAGAAAGGCTGGGTAGAGTTTATGGACGAGGTTCTTGAAGAGAATGGCTCTTGGGATACCCGCAAGGGATACAAGGCATGGGAGCAGCTAACAGTATGAAGAAAATTATTGTAAAGGGTCCAGCCCTATCACAAACTGGATATGGCGAACAAACACGCTTTGCACTTAGAGCACTTCGTTCTCGCCCAGACCTTTTTGATATCTACCTCCTAAACTTGGAGTGGGGTAAGTCAAACCATATTATTGAAGATGATGAGGAACATTCTTGGTTGGTTGAAACTATCCGAAAGACAGCAAAACTATTACAAGCTACTCAGGGTAGGGTTACTTTTGATATTTCACTTCAAGTAACTATTCCAAATGAGTTTGAGAAAATGGCACCTGTTAATATTGGCTACACAGCCGGTATTGAGACAACAAAGGTCGCCCCACAGTGGTTGCAGAAGTGTAACGAGGTTAT